TGGCCGGGTGGCAGAGTGGTCATGCAGCGGACTGCAAATCCGCGTACGCCGGTTCGATTCCGACCTCGGCCTCCATCGCATTTTGAAGGCGCATCCGTTTCCGCGGTTGCGCCTTTTTTCTTTCCGCCCGGATGGCGAAATCGGTAGACGCAAGGGACTTAAAATCCCTCATCCTTACGGGTATGTGGGTTCGAGTCCCACTCCGGGCACCATGTCTCTCAACGGTTCGCGCGAGTCGCAATGACCGCAGTCGACGGTAACCGTAAAATTCACCGTAAAATTCAGGGCTTCTCGGACGTGCCAACGACGGGTACATCGAAGTCGTAGACGTCAAGCATCTGCTGGGATTTGTGGCCACTGGCCTGCTGTTTTTCGCCGCGCGTGCCCTTCGTATCCGTGATGCCCTTCCGCTTCAGGTCGTGCGGGCCGAAGCGTTGATCCTCAGTCATCACGCCTTCCGCGATCGCCAGTTTCATGAGCCGCTGGAACGCACTGTCGAAGCTGCTCTTCTTCAGCGGACCGCCGGTCTGGTTCACGAAAATGCATCGATCCTTCGCGAGCAGAGGGATAGGCATGCGCCTGTTCTGCCAGATCGCATCGCGATGATCTTTGATCGTCTGCCACGCCGCGGCGAGCCTCGTTGTCCAGGCAACGACGTTGTCGCGCGAGCCTTTAACTCGATTCGTCATCAGGCCGGTCGGCGACTCCGCGTCCTCCATCAGCGTGATGACTTCGATGCCGCGTAGGCGGCACAGGTACATGATCTCGACTGCTGGCCAAAGGTACGCGGCCAGCGCTCCCTTGCGGTGCGCCGTGAAGGCGCCACGGCTTCGCGCAAAGTCTGCAAGGTTTTTGAGCACCTGGTCATCCGGAAGCCGTCGAAGCTTCCGCTCTTTGGCTTGCTCGAGCCCCGCGCACGGGTTGTGATCGCAGAAGCCGCGATTCTTCGCCCAGCGAAACATGCGACGAAGGTAGCGGAGCAGGGAATTGGCCTTCGTGGGCGTGCCCTGGTCTGCGATCTTGTCGATGATCTTCTGCATAAGGGGGGCGGTGAGGCCGCGCACGGCGAGCGTGCCCAGCTTGCCGGCGGCAGTCGGGAACTCGCTGGCCACCTTTCGGTACTTCTCGTAGCCGTCCTGCGTCGCTGGCGCGAGGCTGCGGAATTTCTCGCTCGCCGCAAACTGCTCCATGACGAAATCGAGCGAGCGCCGGTCCACGCCAGCAAGCTGCTCCATGACGCGGTGCAGGTCCGAAAGCAATGCGCTCGAGTCGGCGACCTTGCGGCGAGACGACTTCGGTCCGGGCAGGATCGTGTACCAGACGCGGTCCCGCTTATCCCAGTAGCAGCCCTTCGGCAGCTTCGCCTGGTCAATGTGGTCCGGAATGGAGGCGTCCGGCCGCCGGGGGCGTCCTCGGGGCATTTACACGATATCCGGTGAATACGCATGGTCGTTCGCAGCCGAGGATACGCCCAGCGCCTTGTTGATGGCTTCGAGGGTCGTCCAGGGGCCGTCAGCACCCTCGCTGACGGGGATACCCTGATTGCTCGCCCACCGCTTTACCGCCGCTGGCTGCTGAAGGCCGGACAGGCGTCGAAGTTCCGATGCGTCGATAATGTGGTGGTTCACGGCTTCGCCGTCTCCTCGATTCTTTTGAACTCCACGACCCAGACCCACGGGTTGTCGGCCCATCGCGCTCCCGGCTTGGCCAGGCCATCCCACAGAACCTCAAACTGCTGGCGCAGGTCCACCACGGCATCGTGCTCGCGAAGCTGGCTCGTGATTCCTTCCGCGATGACCTGCTCGGTCGTGATGTCCTGCAGCCGCTCGACGCGCACGGCCGTTACCTCGAGCCAGATCCGCGCGGCCCACTTCGGCATGTGAATGCTGGGAACCCAGTGCGGACCCATATCGTGGTTGCGGCACTGCGCGCACCCAGGCCGATCGCAGGAAAGGTCTGGCGCCGGATCGGTCGCGCGGTAGTGCGGCTGTACCCAGAGCGGGGTCACGCCGTCGACGTCGTCGATATCGCGCCCCTTAATCGGGCGTCGGTCGGCAAACGGCGGATCCTCACCTTCGACGCAGTGCTCAAGCGTAAACGTCTCGCGCACGTACAGCCGGTCACCGGCGCGGGCAATGATCCATCGATTGCCCTGCATTTGAGGAGCGTCCGGGCTGGAGTGGATGGCAAAGTAGTCGGCACGACTATATCCATCCCACGCTGCTTTCGCGCCGACGCAGACGAATCCGCCCTTCAGCGGCTTCACGGCACGCCGGGTCACGGTCTTGCGGCCTTCGAGGATGGCGCGCGCCATCGGAGCACTGAATAAGATGGGACGCTCAGCCATGATCGACTCCGTCGGTAACTACGTGGTGATGTTCAGCGCGACCAGCATTTCGGACTCGCTTCGAGATAACTGGTACGGCTCGTGGACGATCTTTGAGCGACAGGCGGATGGCGATCTGCGGCGGGTTGAGAGCGATCGCGACGACACCGGGTTCGACCACATGGAGCCGGCCTGGAACGTTGCCCGGGCCCGCGGCATCGAGCGGGTACGCGTTCTGAGCAACGATCGAACGCTGCAGCCCGAGCCCTACCGCGGGTAACTTGCCGGCATGCTTCACGTCGAGCACCATGGCGCCATTCATCAGGATGGGGAGTTCACGCATGGGGAGCGGCCTCGCGTTGTACGGACGAGTGGAAAGGAATAGCGTTCTTTTGTGCGCATTCTTCGCTGGGATTGGGGCGGGAGTCGTCGCCTGCGGATTCCTTGGGAAGGCTGGGTCGAAATCGGGACCCGAACTGCTCGTTGCCCTCGTAGGTGCCGCGATTCCTGTCTTGGCGGCAATCGGGGTCTCGCGCAGTTCCGACCTCGCTAAGCGCCAGGCGCAAGCACGTCGATTGTGGGGTGGCGCCCGGCACCTCGAGCGTGCGCTCCTCGTGCTCGAAGACTTGTTGGTTCCGGATCAGGCAACCATCGGAGCGCAGGACGCCGTAGCCGTTGAAACGGCGGTGAAAGCGGTCGGCATCGGCTACCGAAAATTCACTGGGTACGCGACTCCTATCAACGACCCGCAGGTTGACGTATCTTGGAACGACGCCTACTACGCTGTTAGCGATGCGGTTCAGATCATCGTTCAATGGGCTGAAGTGCCGTTGATCGAACTCCGGGAGAGGCTCCTTTCGGGATCGGCGCGTCCGACTATCCATGCCGCCGTGCAGAGGACATATATCGCTCTGACTAACTTTCGGCGAGTGCTCGGCAATCCCGTTGTCGAGTAGCTCAGCCACGAGCCGCCTCCTGTCCTTCTAGATACCGAAGCTTCCACGTGGGGTGAAACGGCAGGGTGTGCTTCACCCCGTCGAGCTGGATGTTGAGATGTCCTCCCGACGCCGAAAGGATCGTGCCCAGTTCGGGCTTGCCGTCACCGGTGTACTCGACACGGCCGCCACGACGGGCAGGGACGCCGTAGGCCTTGCGCACGTATTCGATGCTCACGACTGCACCTCGGACGCGGCAGCAGGCAGGAGGTAGCAGGGAGGATCGCCCTCAGGGCGGAACACGCCTTGCTGGAGAAGCTCGTCCCGCACGCCGCGTGCCATATCTTCGTCGTCATCGGAGAGACACTCCGCATCCGGGTCACCGCCCATCCATTCGCGCGCCGCGATCTCGATCGCACTTGGCGACTGGCAATACGTAACCGACGGCGCACCATTGTCATCGATGCTCACGAAGTACCAGGCCGGCATCGATGGTGCGCACCACAAGGAATGGGTCATCGATCAGATGGTCCGTGCCCTCGCCGGTGACCAGTACGAAACCATCGTGACCGAAGCCTGCGTTGGGGACGACGGTCCGGACACCTACACCTGGTCGGAGGGCGTCGCCCCGTGAGCAAAGAACTTTGGTGCATTTACCTGGCCGGACCCGATGACCTCGTAGCGATGCCGTCGAAGGCAGTGGCCGAGGCCGTGGCGCGCAACTTCAACGCCGTGTGGGAACGCTATGGCGCCGAGGGTGGGCACGACGTGCGGGCCGTGGCACACGCGGAGCCGTGGATGCACGGCAAGGAAGCGCACACCAAGGATATTCGCGAGCATTTCTACGAGTACGCCGATCTGGTCCTCGATGAGGATGCCGCGCGGTTTAAGTCGGCGCAGCCTGTAGAGGCGGTAGACATGCGCACCGCGTTCGAGAAGTGGGCTGGTGCTAAGGGTTACGCCCTGCATATCCGCGACATGAAGGGCTCAACGCGGCTCGGCGAGTACGGCTACGCGGATACGCAGCGCCTGTGGGAGGCCTGGCAGGATGCCCTCGCCCATCCGCGATCCACGGGTGAGGAGGCCTTCATCATCAAGTACGAGGATGCGGACGAGCCAGACGAGGTTTTCTACGGTCACGGCGCGCGCGGGGCGGCTTTTAAGCGCTACGCCCAGCGATCTACGGCCTGGAGCGCTCATCTATTCCAGCGCATCGACTGCAATACCTCGCGCGGCGACACCACGGGTGAGCAGGCTGGGGAGATGGGTATCACCTCGGCGGTGGACAAGGCTCGCGAGAACACGATGATCTTCGGCCGCACCGGCGGCAACATGTTCAGTCTGATCGATCGCCAGCTTGGCGCGATTCACCATTCCGACGAGGCGCAGAAGAAAGCGCTTGGAATTGACGATTCCGTCAAGGAAGAAGAGAAAACTTACCGTGGCACGCTCATCAAAGCACTGAAAGAGTTGGAGACGACCTCGGTTCGTCTTGGCGCGGTAGTCATTCCGCTACTCGTAAAAGGGCTCAATTTTGTCACCCCCCTGATTGAGCGTCTGGCTACGTGGATTGGAAATAACTCGACACTGACGAAGGGCATAGTGATCGTCTTCGGTGCTCTAGCCGGTCTTGCGGTGGTCGGTGGGACGTTGCTTGCAGTCGGAGGTGCTTTCACGCTGATTGCTGGGGCCGTCGCTGCAGGAGGCGGCTTGGCGGTGATGCTTGGGGGTGTTGCGACAGCTCTCGGGGCGATCGCTGCCGTTGCTGCTGGAATAGCCTTCGGGGTTGGCGCAGGTACTTGGCTCAACGGGCACGCCATCAACCCATTGGTGAACAAGCTCTCTGGCGGGAAGTACAAGTCGCTCGGCGATGCGGCTGCCGGCGACGGCAGCAACCTCACGGACGGGTCAAGTGCCGGGGGCAAGCACGACCTCCGGTTCGAGAACTACGTCGACGGGAAATGGGGTCCGAAGCCCAACCTGGTGAAGCCCGGCACCCGCAGCGGATCCGCTGGCGGCGTGGGCGACGTCTACCTCGACGGCAAGAAGGTCGGGAAGGCTCTTGCCCCACACCTGGCTAATCAGCTCAGCGCGCCGCAGCGCGGCTCCAACTCATTCGACATGACCGTGTCACCGACACCCGTCGGCATGACCACCGCGCACTAGGATTATCATGGCTTCGACGACCGTAACGCTGGGCGACTTCGTGTTCGCCGGCATGGAGATGCCCGAAAGCCTCCGATTCGGAGGTGGCCAGGCTCTCGTGGTTCACCGGCTCATCGGTGGACAGAAGGTCGTCGATGCCATGGGCCCTGACGATGCGCCCCCGGAGTGGGGAGGCTGGTTTCGTGGTGAAAACGCGCTGGAGCGCGCTCGCTATCTGGACACGCTACGGAAGCAGGGCAAGGCCCTGACGTTCACGTACTCCGAGTTCCGCTACCTGGTTCTCATTGCATCGTTCACGGCTGACTTTCAGCGTCCGTACCAGATCCCCTTCAGGATTTCGCTTGAGGTTGTGGATGACCTGACGGCGCCGGTGACCGTTATTGCACCGTCGTCGATCGACGACGTCATGGATGACGATATGGGTACGGCGAATGGCCTGGGTGGCCTCATCGGTGACGGTCCGCTGTCGGCATTGCTCGGCACTCTGGACACGGCCATTCGGGGCGTCTCGAGCTTTGCCAACGCGTCCTCGGCGGTGATCAACGGAGTGCTGGCGCCCATCTCCGCGGTGCAGGGTCGCGTGACCGCGCTGATCGCCGGATCCGGCAACAGCATCCAGAACATCGGCACCTTGGGTGGGGTTCTCCCAGGAACCCCCATCGGCCTCTCGTCGTCGGCTCTGGCAACGCAGGTCACCAGCTTCAACCCCCTGCCGAACCTCTACTCGCTGCAGAACGTCGTGGGCCGTATGGGCGTCAACCTCGGCTCGGTGTCCGGTAGCACGAGACCGGTGACGATGTCGGGCGGCAATCTCATGGACGTGGCGTCGAGCGCCTACGGGGATGCATCTTCGTGGACGGGCATCGCGAAGGCCAATGGCCTTACCGATCCGGTCGTTGTTGGAACACAGACCGTCGCCATCCCGCTTCGGCCGGATACGGCAGGAGGCATCCTTGGTGGCTGAAACTACGACCCTCGATGCCGTCGCCGCAGTCGTGGACAAGTCGGCTGACGCAGCCCGCATCCCGCGCGGCATGGTCAAGATCAACGGTGTGGCGTGCCCCGCGTGGGTGGATTTCGAGATCGACAGCAACGCCTTCCATGAAGCCGATACGTTCACGGTTCTTATCGCCCTGAAGGAACTGATTGCGCCGCAGAATCTTGCATGGTTCGTCAGCCAGACCACGATCGGTGTCGAGATCCTTGCAGGCTTTCCGCAGGACGCCGACAACTACGGTGCCGCGGATCTCACGTCGTGGATCGTGGGTAACGTGGATCAGCTCGACTTTGATCCTTCTGGCCGGACTCTCTCGCTGAGCGGTAGGGACCTCACATCGCTATTGATCGATGCGAAGACGTCGGAAAAGTGGCAGACGCAGACGGCAAGCGAGATCGCGACGACGCTGGCCAGCCGCCATGGACTCACGCCCGTGGTCACGGCCACGTCGACGCCAGTGGGTCGTTACTACCAGATCGACCATGTGTCGATGACCTCGACCGATACCGAGTGGGAGTTCCTTACCTGGCTGGCGGTGCAGGAAGGCTTTGTCGTGTACGTGAAGGGCAAGGAGCTGCACTTCGAGCCGCGCGCGGATCCTGACGATGCGAACGTCTTCGCGATCGAGTGGGAGGAGCCCGACGACGAGTTCGGCTATTTCCGGTCGAACACCAAGCGTCTCGGCTTCAGCCGAACGCTGACCGTGGGGAAGGGCGTTGTCGTGCAGGTCCGCTCGTGGAACCAGAAGCAGAAGGCGGGTTTCAACGCGACCTACCCGACGTCCAACGCGAAGGGCATCAAGCCTGGTTCATCGAGCGCGCCGGCGCAGGTCTATTCCTACGTCATCCCCAACCTGACGCAGGAGCAGGCCAACCAGCGGGCGAGGGCGCTCTACAACCAGATCATTGCGCACGAGATGCGGTTCACCGCGGATCTTCCGGCCGACGACTCGCTCGACTCGACGTGGATGGCGAGTGTCACGGGGACAGGGACGGAGTTCGACCAGAAGTATTTCGTCGAGAGCGTCAACCGGTCGATGTCGAACGGTGGCGGCTATGCCATGTCGATTCGCGGCAAGAACCATTCCGATCAGACGAGCCCCGTCCCATGAGTAGCCATCTCCACAACGCGATGCGCGGCATCGCCTCGGCGGCCAGCCAGGGCAGGGTTGGAACGAAGCTGGGGATCGTCTCGGCTTACGACCCGGCGCGCTACGCCATCAAGGTGATGTACCCACCTGACGACGTTGAGTCCGGGTGGATTCCGCTTGGCGCCCTGATGGTCGGAAACGGCTACGGAATCCTCGCGCCGCCGGCGATCAATGACCAGGTGAAGGTCGAATTTCAGGACGGTGCGTTGGATGCGGGTATCGCCGGCCTGACGCTGTTCAACGACGTCGAGGTGCCGCCCCAAGTTTCGCCAGGCGAGATCTGGCTTCTCCACAAGTCCGGCGCCTTCTTCAAGCTGACCAACGACGGCAAGGCCTCGTTTTCTGACGGGCATGGGGCCTCGGTCACGCTCAACGGGGACGGAACGATTAGCTCGGCTGGGACATGGACGCACACGGGAAACATTTCCTTCATTGGTCAGGTGAGCGCCAACGGCCACCGGATCGACGACACCCACAAGCACATCAATAGCGGCGGCACCGGCCTTGGTGGCGTTCCGCAGTAAAGGAAGGCCGTGCCCAACCTCAACGACATCGACCACCTATGGGGAAGCGACACCGCCGTATCGGCCACCGCCGACCTCGGCACGGTCGAAGGGACCTCGCGGGGTCAGCAGCGGGTGCTTCGGCGACTGCTGACCAACCCGCGAGCGGTCCTGCCCGATGGGTCCGTTCTGCCGGCGGACTACCCGTTTCACCCCGAGTACGGCGCCGGGCTGCCTCGTTACGTGGGGCTCGCTGTAGACCCATCCGAGATCGTCGCCCTGATCAGGGGGCAGATCCTGCTTGAGGACTCGGTAGCGCGCGTCCCACAGCCTCAGATCACCGTCACGCCCATCACCGGAGGACTCTCGGTCTCCATCAGGTACACGGACGCCGCGACCAGCACGCCGGCGACGCTCTCGTTCAACGTCAACTAGTGAGCCCTCATGCCCAGCGTCAATTCGAAGAGCTTCACCCAGCTGGTCACGGATTTCGCCACGAGCGTCCAGGCGCGGGCCACTGTCCTTACTGACTTCGCCGTTGGATCGGTGCTCCGTGCTCTATCGGAGACCATGGCGAGTGTGGTGGTATGGCTCGAAGGCCTGATCCTGCTCCTGCTCGCCACGACCCGCGCGTCGACGAGCAACGGCCCAGATCTCGACACGTGGATGGCGGACTTCGACTTCTATCGGCTCCAGGCGGCGTTTGCCGGAGGTTTGGTGGCTTTCGCCCGCTTCACCCCGACGATGCAGGCTGTCGTGCCCATCAATGCGCTCGTGCAGACCACAGACGGGTCGCTGCGCTACATCGTCGTCATCGACACGACGAACCCGGCATACAGCGCGCCACTGGGCGGATACGTGATCCCTGCTGGAACGGCTAGCCTGAACGTGCCGGTCACCGCGCTGGTTTCGGGTGCCGCGGGCAACGCTGTGGCCAACTCGATCACCGTGCTGGCGCAAGCGGTCCAGTACGTCGACACGGTGACCAACCCGGCGGCCTTCACCTCCGGAGCTGACGCTGAGACGGATCCTGCATTCCGCTCGCGGTTCGTGGCCTATATCGCGAGCCTGTCCAGGGCGACGAAGGCGGCCATCCTGAGCGCCATCCTGTCGCTGAAGGTCGGTGCGAGCGCTGCCCTTGTGGAGAACGCGGACTATAACGGCACCTACCATCCCGGATTCTTCTACGCGGTAGCCGATGACGGATCCGGAACCCCGGGATCAACGTTCCTTGCATCCGCGGCGAACGCGATCGATGCGGTTCGGCCCTTCACCGTCGGTTTCGCGGTATTCGCTCCCATCGTGGTGTCGGCAAACGTTGCGATGACGGCCACGATCGCTGCCGGGTACGACCCCGTTGCGACGAAGGCGCTGATCCAAACGAACGTCCTTGCCTACATCGCAAGCCTCACGCTTGGGCAGACGCTCACCTACACTCGCCTGGCCCAGGTCGCCTATGACGCGTCTCCGGGTGTGACCAATATCACGGGCCTCACTCTGAATGGCGGGACCGCAGATATCACGGCCACCGCGAAGCAGCGCGTGCTTGGCGGAACGGTGACCGTATCGTGATCGGCGACTTCAACGACATCCTCGCGCGGTTGAAGGGAAAGCTTCCCTCACGCTGGTTCGGAGGAACCGGCGACTCGCTGCCCGTCTTCGACGGCGTTCTCGCAGGCGTAGCCAGCCTACTCAGCTTCGTCTACACGCTCTACGCGTACGCGAAGCTGCAGACGCGCATAAAGAACGCCACTGACGGCTGGCTGGACATGATCGCGGCCGATTTCTTTGGCCCTGGCCAGGTGGTTCGCAAGACCGGGCAGAGCGATGCGTCCTATCGGCTTGTCATTCTGGCCAACCTCTTCCGGGAGAAGGCGACCCGCGCCGCCATCGTCAACATCCTCACGTCTCTCACGGGCCGTGCGCCGAAGATCATTGAGCCGACGCGGCCAGCGGATACCGGTGGCTACGGCGTATCGACGAGTGGCTACGGCGTCGCCGGTGCCTACGGGTCGATGTCGCTTCCCTACCAGGCATTCGTCATCGCATACCGGCCTGTCAGCACCGCGGGTATCGCTTCGGTGGCGGGGTATGGGAACTCCCCGGGCGGCTACAGCACGCCGTCTCGCGCAGAGTACGCCTCGATGTCGATGGTGACGGGTGGCGTGTCTGACACTGACATCTTCGCGGCGATCGACGCCGTGAAGCCAGCCGGAACGATTATCTGGACACGCATAAGTAACTAAATCGCCCATTCCGAAGACCTCAAACCCGCCCACGTGGCGGGTTTTTTTATGCCTGGAGAAACCCCTTGGATCGCAAAATCGTATACCCCGGCCAGATTCCGCTCGAGACTGATCTGCTGGGAACCAACCAGTACGCGATGGTCGGGCTGGGCAAGCTGTGTGGCGCTCTTTTTGGAACCGCGGGCGTAGTCAACGGTCTTGCTGTCTCTCCGAATTCACCCGCAGCCCTCAATGTTGTTGTTGGATCGGGAGAGGTCTACCTTCTCCAGAATCTGGAGGCGACGCCGTATAGCTCGCTGCCGGCGGATACGACCGACACCTGCGTAAAGCAGGGCATCCAACTCGGATCGGTAGTTCTTCCGTGCCCTGCGCCGACGACCGCTGGTTTCTCGATCAATTATTTGATCGAAGCGACCTACAGCGAGAACGATATAGGCGCGGTGACGCTGCCGTACTACAACGCCAGCAATCCGACGCAGGCTTACAGCGGGCCTAACAACACAGGCGTGCAGCAGGCTACCATTCGCGCGGGACAAGTCCAGCTGCAGGTGAAAGCCGGAGTTGCTGCTAGCACCGGTACGCAAACGACGCCGTCGACCGACACGGGATTTGTCGCTCTTGCAGTCGTGACAGTTGCGAATGGTCAGACGACGATCGTTGCTGGAAACATCGTGGCGTCTAACAGCGCCCAAGTGATGACCCAGTCTCTCCTGGCAAAAATTATTGCGCAGTCGCCGGGCCGCCTCCTCAACATTCAGGTCTTCTCGACGCCTGGAACTTACACGTACACCCCCACTCCGGGCACCACTCGGGTGTGGCCAAAGGTTCAGGGCGGAGCTGGCGGTGGGGCTGGTTGCGTGGCGACCAGCTCAAGCACAGTTTCCCTGGCTGCCTGCGGATCGTCGGGATCGTACTGCGAGAGCTTCCTAACGTCTGGATTTGCCGGCGCGACGGTCGTCGTCGGTGCCGCTGGAACCGTAGGTTCCGGCATAGCCGGTGGAAACGGGGGCGTCAGCTCCTTCGGTGCTTCCCCCACTCCGATGAGTGCACCGGGCGGTATCGGTGGAAGCAATAGTCTCAATGCTGGCGGTGGCATCGTTGGCACCCCTCCCGCGCCCGCGACCGGCGGCAACATCTGCAACGCGACTGGCGTCGCGGGTAGCGCTTCGTTCGCGTTCGGAATCAACAGCGGTGCCAAGGGCTTCGCAGCGCCATCGTACCTACCCGGCTATGGAAAGGGAGGCGACGGGCAGATCAACGTCGCTTCGTCACCGGCGACGGTCGGCATCCTTGGTCAGAATGGCGCTGTAGTTATTCCGGAGTACTACTGATGAACAACGTGCACGCTTATGTCACGGATGGAATCGTCCGTCAGATCATCCAGCCATTCATCAACGACGAGGGTGACGAGGTCCCGATCTCCCTCGTCTATTCAGCGGAGTTTGTCGCGTCTTGTGTCGACGTGACATCGATGGATCCTCAGCCGATCGAGGGATGGACATTCGATGGTGCTTCGTTCGCTGCCCCAGCGCCGCCGCCGGAGCTTACGGCGGCACAGATTCGCGCGGTCAATGCAATCCTGAGAGATGCACTGCTTGATGCCGCTGGGAGGGCAATCAGCCCCCTGCAGGATGCCCTCGACCTGGGCATCATCGAAGCGTCCGAGCAGGCGCTTTTGACGCAGTGGAAGACCTATCGGGTCAACGTAAATCGCGTCGATTTGAGTCTGAAGGCGCCGACTTGGCCGACGCCTCCTGTGCCACCGGACTATCTCTCGACGGATCCTGCTGCCTAGCTGCTACACCGGCTGGAGATACACAACACGCTGGTGGGGGTCGTAGGAGTGGATCTCCGTTTCTACGATCTTCCAGTCTGGCCAGCGCTCGGCGACGTATTCGAGAGACATCGACGTGTCTCCGTACGTGATGTCACCGTCGATCGGGTCCCGGCGGTGTGGCACAAAGGCAAAACCTGTATCGCGATGCGACTGCTGAAGCTCGTCAGCCCTATCGGAGAACTTCGGGTCGTGCGGCCAGTAGGTTTCCGGGCGGATCGTGATCACGAGAAGGCCATACTCGTCGACATACTTGCGTAGCGTCGTCATCACCGCGTCGGCCGTCTTTTGAGACAGGTGGGTGAAGACTGAGAAGGCATAGATCAGATGGAATTTCGAGTCGAACGGTAGCTCGCTCGGGACGTAATCACTCACGGCCAGGTTTGCGCGGATGTTGGCATCTCGGCAGAGCTGGATCGATTTGTCCCACGGATCACAGCCGAAAATGCGCTCGGGTGCTGCGTGCGCGTACATGAGCCGGATGAGACGACCCCACCCGCATCCATAGTCGAGCACGGCAGCTTCCGAAAGCGGCGCGAAGACATGCTTTTTGTAGCGGCTCACGATCGCATTGATGAATGCCGCGCTTTGCGTAAGGAGGTGTTCGCCAGCGGATCCGGTCCAGTTCTTCTGCACCTCGTCGGCCGCCATGAGTGGCAGGGCGGAAGCGGCGTGGCCGTACTGCTGGGGCACGCCGAGTAGGAGCTTACCCACCGTCTCGGTGTTCAGTCGGCGGAGACTCTCATATCCCGTATCGAGTCCACTGGCGAACGAAGCGTCCACGTAGGCGTGGAGGGCGTCGTCAACCGTGAGATTACTGATTTCGGCGATTTGAGCTGACATAGTGGTGGTGATTCCTTTCGGGGAATGCGGAGGATCGGTCGGGAAACGGCTCACGTCAACCGACCTTCACGGCCGGTGGGTATGATCGGGCCATGTGCGGACGCTACGCCACCTTCGGACCGGTATCACTGAGCCGAGAGGCCAAGACGGTGCTGGACCAGCTCGAGCTGGATATCGTCAGCGAGATCAACCAGCGGGAAGACCAGTTCAACATCGCCCCGACCCAGCGTGCCCTAGTCGCCTACGCCGGCGAGCGCGGGAACTGGGCCGAGACGATGCGTTGGGGTCTGATCCCGTCATGGGCCAAGGACGAGAAGATCGGCTCGAAGCTGATCAATGCCCGGGTGGAGACGGTCGAGACCAAGCCGTCGTTCCGGACGGCGTTCAAGAAGCGGCGGTGTCTGGTGCCGGCGTCGGGGTATTTCGAGTGGAAGGGCTCACCTTGCGACAAGCAGCCGTACTTCATCCACGATCCGAGGGGCGAGCTGCTCATGTTCGCCGGGCTATGGGACGCCTGGAAGCCCATCAGCGAAGACCACCACGTCCGAACCTTCACCATCATCACCGGGGCACCTGGCAAGGTCTCCGGTGACATCCATGACCGGCAGCCCGTGATCCTCCCGCCTGACCTCTGGCCGGTGTGGCTCAGGGGTACGCCCGACGAGGCCAGTGCAACGCTGGTGGCCGCCCCGGAGGCCGAGCTCGTCTATTACCCCGTGCTGAAAGCTGTCGGGTCGCCCAGGAACAAGGGTCCCGAGTTGGTCGAGCCAATCGTTCTCGTGTAGATCGGCTGCGCCCGCCCTAACCGAGACGAGCCCACGGACGGCTATGCATCCTTTCGACATTCCGCAACGTAATAATTCCTAATCCCTCTTTCATTGCGTGCGGCCATGTCAGACGATTTCCTGATTTTTTGCGACGCGGAGTCGGTCGAGTCCGGCTTTGTCCCGACCGTACGGATCTCGCAGGCGGGGAAGGACGTTTTCACCTGGCGATGTAGCTTTGCGTTCTCGGAACTGGCGAGCGCATTGACCTATGGCCGCGACTACGCTGAGGTAGCGGCACGAGCCCTTGGGCTACGCGACTGACGTTTCCTCGTTAGCCGGCAGATGGCTCATCCAGCCCCTAGGCTTGAAGAGGACGTGCTCGATGTGGGTGGCAAATAGCACTGGAATGTCACCCCCTCCCAGCATGGCGTCTAACCGTCGTGCCGTAGCAGAGCCCCCGATATACAGCGCCTGGGCCTCCCGGGTTGTATATCCGTCCCGTTCAAGCTGGTCTAGAGCCCTTTGCAGATTTATGCGACGAGCGTTCTGAACAGACATAGCGGCCCCCTACCGCGACTGGTTCAGCCATTTACGCGCTCGGCCCGGGGTGTAGATGCAGCCACCAGTCGATCGTGCCGAATACGCATACTGAATTGGATTCGTTGGCCGTGGACGCCCGGGGCGGGCACCTCGAATTCACGGGGGCGGCGTAGGGTGGGTTCTTTAGGAAGGACTCACCATGCCCCGCATGCTCTATCTGTGTTGTTACGGTACGGCCCCCGCGCCCGAGGGAGAAGGGCGCGTGGCCATGTACGAGGTTACCGACCTTGCCGGCGATCGAGTCGAGCACGGCCTCGGCGACCAGGTGTTCGACAATGTCACCGACGCCCTTCATCACGCCTACGATCTCGGCCGCGCCGCCATTGAGCGCCTTGAGAAGCAAACGGCAATCCCCTGACATAGGGTGCCAATCAGCCTGTGAGATTGCCGCCGCTTATCCTCCGGCGATGTCGATCGTCTGGAAACCGCCAAGCATCCCCGGGGCCGCTACCTTCGCCGAGTGGAACGGCGCAACGTTCGCCCTTGTCAGAAGCATGCCCGATGGACAGTGGCGGGCTGCCGTATATCCCGACGGCGAGTCCCATCATTCGGTAGGCGCCATGGTGGCGACCGAGGCTATTGCTCGGAAGTTCGTCGAGCGCTGGGCTGAGGTCAACCACCAACGGATCGCGCCGGCCAAGGGCCGCCAGATCATGCCGCACGAGGGGCTCAAGCCCAGGAAGCCGAAAGGCTCCGATGAGCGATCCTAAGGGAGGTGCTGCGACCGCCGGCTCTCGCGCAGGTCGTCGTGCAGGCTGGTCGCGCATTGCGGGCAACCGCCGGTCAGGAGCAAGCCTCGAGTGCATCTGCCAGAGCAAACAGCTCGGCGCCAAGGGCGCCCGTCGGAGCGCCGGCCGAGAGTGCACACGAGGCTCGGCCAGCCGCGCTGGCGACGATAGAAAGGTTGGCTTCCGTAGCTAGCACCAAGATGCGCTCGAGGTTGAAGCGAGCCTCGTCATATTCCTGGTGCTCGATGCAATCGGCCAGAACACACGCATACTCGAGAAGGTCCGTTCGAGCGTTACAGGCTTGCAACATGTGTACCCGCCCCTGTGAACGGAATAGGCAACTCCGCGAGTCACGATTCTGCTCGCCCGCGCTTATTAAGCGCGTCCGAAAAACTACGTAGCGCCGCGGGTCTGCTCGTAGCGGGCCGCCGCGCACTTGGGGGAAGGGGCCAACGACCCGGCGCCCGCCCAAGGTCATCTGGAGGGGGTTGTATCCTCCGTGCGTCGGACAGACCCGCCAAGCGTTCTCGCTATCCCGCTTCTTCTGGCGGTAGACGGATGCCCTGCTTCGCCCGGGGAACGTCATCAGCGTGGCCTTGCCCGTCGAGCCGCCGCTACCAGAGGCATGCAGGTGGGGCAGGGGCCGCCGATGGGATAGCGCAGGCGGTGGCGCTCGCAGAAGCGGAAGCCTCGGCCACCATCGGAAGAACGTCGGGTCAGCGCCTGGCGCTGTTCGCGCATGTCGCGGGCAATGCGGGCGAAGGAGTCCATGTGGCTATATTCTCGCCACTCGATCTCACCCAGCGCGACGCCACTTGGCGGGCATCAGCCTTCTTTTGTCACACATCAATTTACACTCGACAGCCGATACGGCTATAGGTAGCATCGCGAAAACTTGCGATCTCATCTTGGTCAGGGAAGGCTAGTCGTGAAGATAAATCTACGGGCTTACTGGATTTTTGCTGCAGTCGTCGGCGGTGGCTGGCTGTTGCTGGGATTGGCCTCCTATTGGAGGCATGTGCCCTGGCCGGCGATTAGTGAGCTTCGCGCGGAGCGCGTGACCAAGGCCTGCACCATATTCCCGTTCGGGACGCGGGTCGTACTTACCGATCGATACCCGGAGCCGGAGCTACGCATGATGGCTGCCGACCCAACGAAACTTTCGCCCTTGATCGCAGAGCTGGGGAAGAGCCGGAGCTCGCATGCCTCCCCTGAACTCATGAGGCTCGCAGCGCCGCCGTTCGACAAACCGTATAGCGCGAAAGATCAAGCGGCCGAGATAGAGAAGTGGTCATCTTACATCCCGTACTGTGTTCGTTCTTTCGATAGGGACTACCGGGCGGTACGCAAACACGATGCAGCACTCGAATTTTCCTTCCGTGCAGGAAAGATTCTCAAGGTGCCACTGTGGCTATTGCTGTTCGGCGTGGGCCTTACCATCGTCCGTTTTTTCTCCAAGCGGTGACCTTTGACGCGTGCCGTGGAGCTCATTCTCGTCATTGGCTCAAGGGTGAATCGTTGACGCATGCTAAGTAACCCAATGTTGCTGGCGTTCTTCATCATTTACATGGGCGTTACAACGGTCATGTACATCAAGCAGGTGAGCCGAGCTAAGCGTGGAGAGGACCAAGTCGAGGACGCTATCACCCGAGCGCGAAAGCGATTTGGAATCAAGCGACCAGGGGTTCGTGCCGATGGCGTAGAGGTGGTCGAACCCAGCGTGCACTTCAAGGCATGTTCGGCCGTCATTGTCCTTGCCGCTGTTTGTACTTTCGGCTCCTTTCTTTACATCTGGCGAGATACACCGGAGATGTGGCTAGGGAAGGGTCTGTTTTTTGTCGTATGCGCACTGCCAGTACTGCTTTTAGCGTGCCAGGCGTTAGGGACGAGATTGGAAATTGCCGATGACTCGGTTACGTTCCGATCCGCCTTCCGAACTCGTCGACTCGCTCGCGCGGATATCCGTGGCTACGTGTGGCACCTGCACAGTCACAAGTACTTCAGCCCGCTTTCGTCGCCTTATATGGAGCAGGTCATCTTCGACAAGCTAGGGGTGGCGTACGTCATTCCCACCATCCTTAAGGACCGCATCCCACGCGACAGTTGGCTGTGGGACCTTGAGGACCTGGGCCCAGGCAGAACCCGTTGGTGGCCCTGGTGAAGAGGGCTGACGGCGGCCGTCAGGCGAACCTACGATTGACCGCGGGATCAGTTCGAGGTCGAACGATCGTCGCGCGCAATGCGTTGGAAGGAATCCATGAGCGCAGTTTGCCACGTCGAAATCGCACAAGGTGCGATAGCTCAGACCTGATAATTGCGGACCGGCGTCTGAATTGCGGACCACCGCGCAGGCAGAGAAATGACGTAAGTCCTTGGTGCCGAAAGAGGGACTCGAACCCTCACTGTATCACTACAAACGGATTTTGAGTCCGCCACAGCGAGCGCACTCCGTATGCCCGCCGAGTGTCGTCGCCCTCAGCATTTCGTAGCGACAGCCGGCCCTGTGCTCAGGGCAATTACGCACCCAACGATCAGTAGAAGGAGGGCAAGGATGAAAAGTCCGGTCACGAAGGCAGAGGCTATATCACCGCGGCTGTTGTGGACGTCGCCCTTATCATCAGCCGACTTATCGACCACGACGCCACGCTCGTCACGGGCATCGCTCCATGAGAAGGCGGCTCGTTTGTAGTACGCCTGCGCAAGGTAAGCCAAGCCTGACATCAGCACGGTCGCGACGAGCGACCCGGCAAACCATCGGAGCGAGATCATCAGGTTGGCCACTATGGCATCTTGCTTGCCGATCAGAACGCCAACAAACGACAGGACCGCCGCTGACGAGCCACCCGCGACAGTAAGAAGGGCCGTTTGCGCCGCCTTGCCCGTCTCCGCCATGGAGCGGAAGGCTTCAATATTCCATTCGTGCTGATGCTGGCCGGCCATACATACCCCTGCACTTTTCAGACGTTGCTCAACCTGTCGGACCACGGCTGTACTGGTCCATCCCCTTGGCGGCCTGCCGCCTGGCTGCCCAAAATACCCCGTAAAATTGGCAGGCCCACGCATTTGCAATCAGTATCTTACAGGCTAGAATCCCGTAAAATAATCGGACGTAAGCCCTCGCAACTATTGCAAATTGCAAGGGACTTAAAATCCCTCATCCGCAAGGGTATGTCGGTTCGAGTCCGACTCCGGGCACCAGGGAGGGTGATGGACAGGGGTGACTCACCCCGATTCGGCCTCTCATCATTTCATGGCAGGTGGGCTGCACATGTCGGCCGCCCGATTCGGCCCTCGCATTCGAACGGGCTGAATACGTGGGTAAGCGGACCATCCCGCTTGACGAAGTACCACTGAAGGAGTGATCTCTCACACCTGCGACCGATGTGGGACTTTAGCTTGGGCGATCATGAATGATGATGCGTCAGCACCGACAGCTGCGCTGCCTTCGGCACTGGATCAGACGAAAGCAAATGTCG